AAATACTTCAGAAGGTAGAGGTTTCTTTGTTTATCATAATGCTATGACTGGTGGTAACTATTATATGAGAGTCGATCAGGAAGATGCTCAACAGGTAGGAGATGTTTTTAATAATACAGCACCTACATCCTCAGTATTTTCAATTCAAGATCCAGGTTCATTAAATACTAATGGTAGTGGTGATAACTTTATAGCAATGTGTTTTGCAAGTATAGATGGATATTCAAGATTTGGAAGATACACTGGAAACGGAAGTTCAAATGGTCCTATGGTTTATACAGGGTTCGAGCCGGCTATGATTATTGTGAAGTGTGTATCTAACGGAAGTACTAACTGGTGTATAATTGATAACAAAAGAGATACTGAAAATGAAAGAGATGATACTCTTTTTTTAGATTCTAGTAGTGGAGGATCAACAAGTGGTTTTGATGTTGACTTCAATGCAAATGGGTTTAAAGTTAGAAATACTGATGGAGATATGAATACAGACGGAAGAACATATTTATATAGTGCATGGGCAAGACGACCATTTATAGGAGATGGAACAAATCCATTACCAGCTAACTAATTTAAGTATAAATAATTATAAATAAAACATAGGAGATTTATTAATGTTCGCAAGAGTAAAAGCAAGTCAAGTTATTGAGATTATTCCAGGCGCTAAGGCTATGACTATTAATGGTACTCAATATCCAAGTAGTATTTTTAGTATATGGTCAGCAGCGGAGTTAAAAGCTATAGGAATTTATTCATATAGTGAAACAGGAATGAAAGATACTTTTTATTATAATATGGGAAGTATTTCATATACTGTTGATGATGATGCAGGAACAGTTGTTGGTACCTATGCTTCAACTGCAAAGCCTTTAGATGATGTAAAATATACTCAAGAACAAATTGATGATGGTTTAGCTCCAGTTGGTGCAACTACAGATACAGTTGCAGTTAAAGGTTTAAAAACCTTATGGGTTGAAAAAATTAAACAAGATGCAGGTAGTTATATTTCAAAATATGACTGGTACTCATTAAGAAAAGCACAAGCAGGAACAGCTATTCCAAGTGATATTAATACATATATGAATGCTGTTAGAACAGCTTCTGCAGTAAATGAAGCAAATGTTGCAAGTACAACAAGTGTTGATCAAATGATTACAAGAGCTCAACCAACTTATCATGCAAATGGTATGTTTATTGCAAACTCTGTATATCAAGAATGGCCAAAGGATCCTAACGCAGAATTAATCTAAAAAAAATTTATAGTTATAAATACTAGTAAAAACTAGGATCATTTATGGCTATTCCAAATTCACGAGAATCATTTAAAGAATATTGTTTAAGGTCATTGGGTAAACCAGTGGTTGATATAAATGTAGATGATGAGCAAGTTGATGACAGAATTGATGATGCTCTAGCATATTATAGAGATTATCATTTTGATGGTACAGAAAGAATTATAAAAAAGATAGAAGTTACTCAAACTATCAAAGATAACAAACAAATAGATTTATCAAATGAGTCACCTGAGATTATAGGTGTAACAAGATTATTTGATATAGGAGATAGTTTTCAAAGTAGTAACTTATTTAATATAAGATATCAAATTCATTTAAATGATTTATTTGATTTTACATCTACAACTTATCTTCCGTATGTTACCGCTATGAGGCATATTGAATCATTAGAAGAAATATTTGTTGGAAGTCAACCAATAAGATTTAACAGACATAAAAATATAGTAAATATTGATATAGAAGGTGAAGACTTAATAGTTGGACAGTTTATAATATTAGATGGTTATGCTGTTGTTGATCCAGATGTTCATACAGATTTGTGGAACGACTGGTGGTTAAGAAGATATGCAACTTGTCTTATAAAAAGACAATGGGGTGAGAATATAAAAAAGTATGAAGGTATGCAACTTCCAGGTGGTATAACTTTTAACGGTCAAAAAATATGGGAAGAAGCTACAGAAGAACAAAGAAGATTAGAAGAAGAAGTAATATCAAGTTATAGCTTACCTGTGATGGATATGGAGGGCTAGTATGGCCACCAACCAATACTTTAATAATTTTAATTATCCAAGAGAACAAGACCTAATAGAAGACTTAACAATAGAGTCAATAAAGATATATGGTCATAATGTAAAATATATTCCTAGAGTTATAGTTGATGAGGATAATTTATTTGGTGAAGATAAATTATCAAAGTTTAATGTTGCTGCTGATGTTGAAATGTATGTTCGTAATGTAGAAGGTTTTGAAGGTGAAGGTGACTTTATGAGTAAGTTTGGTTTACAAATAAACGATCAACTTACATTAACAGTAGCAAGAAAAAGATTCGATCAAATAAAAAGTGAAAAATTAGCAACAGAAGTTGGATACAATTATGTATTTGAGTCTGCTAATACACAAGCACCATCAAGACAATTTTTATCAAATACTGCTGCTAGTAATACTGGAAGTATAATTTTAGAAACAGGTACAGTTGGAGTTAACAATTATAGTATTACAAGCGAAAGACCTTTAGAAGGTGATCTTGTATTTTTTCCTTTAGTTAATAAATTATTTGAGATCAAATTTGTTGAGCACGAGCAAATATTTTATCAAAATGGTAGATTACAAAGTTATGATCTTAGATGTGAATTATTTAAATATAGTAGTGAGGAGTTTGCTACTGGCAATACACAAATCGATAGTATTGAAGATAGATTATCATTAGATACATTAGCTTATCAGTTTAAACTTGAAGACGGAACATTTATGAAGAATGAAGATGGTGACTTTATTTTACAAGAGCATAGAGTTGAAACAACTGATGCAGCTGCTAATAATGAGTTCTTTGAAGCACAAGGAGATAGTATTATTGACTTTAGTGAAAGAAATCCATTTAGTGAGGTAGATAGGTTCTAATGTTTGGACATCAGTTTTATAATCAGATTATAAGAAGATATGTTGTAATGTTTGGTACATTATTCAAAACTCAAGTAAATTTACCACGCATGGGTTTTGAAATGTCAGGCATGCAATATTCACCAGAACGTAAATTAAGTAGTACACAACGCAGAGTACAGATACAAGGTGCTACAGGTAGTAATAACGAGATTAAAACAGTGTTTAGCCCTGTGCCTTATGACTTTAACTTTAACTTAAGTGTGTTTGTAAAGAATGCTGATGATGGAGTTCAAATATTAGAACAGATACTTCCTTTCTTTACTCCTGATTGGACAACTTCATTAAAACTTATTCCTGAAATGAACATAACCCATGATATACCAACAGTATTACAAGGCGTTACAGTTGAAGATGCATATGAAGGTGATTTTGAGACAAGAAGAAGTTTAGTTTATAATTTAGATTTTTTAGTTAAAGGTTATATTTACGGTCCTGTTAAAAGAACTGGACTTATCAAAAGAACTATTATTGATATTACAGACTCAGCTAATACTTCATTAGCAACAGAACCAAAACTTGAGAGAATAACTATAACTCCAGGATTGACTGCTAACGGAACACCAACAAGTAGTGCAGCATCAAGTATTAATATTGATAACATTGGAGCTAATGATAACTTTGGATTTATAGTAAACTTTGATACTGATTTAGATGGAGAAGAATAATGAGTACAACTTTTGAAAAAAATATGGAAGACATTTTTAATCTACCAGAAAAGATTGAAGAAGTCAACGATAAAAAATCCATTATAACTGTTGACAATAAAGAAGAAACAGTTGACACTGACTTTAAGTATGCAAGGGAAAACCTTTATAATATAATTGAAAAAGGATCAGATGCGTTAAATACATTAGTTGATGTTGCTGCACAAACACAACATCCTAGAGCATTTGAAGTTGTAAGTCAACTAGTAAAAACACTAAGTGATACAAATAAAGATTTATTAGAGATACAAAAAAAAGTAAAAGTTATTAAGAAAGATATTCCTGATCAGCCTCAAAATGTTACTAATGCTTTGTTTGTTGGTAATACAAGTGAGCTTCAAAAGATGATTAATAAACGTAATAACAATGAATGAAAATTACTTAGGTAATCCTAACCTTAAAAGAAGTAATGTAAATGTACAATATACTAAAGAACAAATAGAAGAGTATATTAAATGTGCAAAGGATCCAGTTTATTTTATACAAGAATATATACAAATAGTTAATGTTGATAAAGGATTAGTTCCATTTAAATTATATGATTTTCAAAATGAAATGGTTAATGCCTTTCAATCTTCTAGATTTGTAATTAATAAACTTCCAAGACAATCTGGTAAAAGTACAACTGTAACAGCATATATGTTATGGTTAATACTTTTTCATGATCAACAAAGTATAGCTATATTAGCAAACAAAGGATCATTAGCTAGAGATTTGTTAGGAAAAATTCAATTAGCTTATGAACATTTACCAAAATGGTTACAACAAGGTATAGTAGTTTGGAATAAAGGTAATATAGAACTTGAAAACGGATCCAAAATTATAGCTAGTGCAACAAGTAGTAGTGCTATAAGAGGTGGATCTTATAATTTAATATTCTTAGATGAGTTTGCTTTTGTTAGTAATAATATAGCAGAAAACTTCTTTGCTTCTGTATATCCTACAATATCATCTGGTGAAACAACAAAAGTAATAATTGTTAGTACACCTAATGGTTTAAACCATTTCTATAAGCTATGGTCAGATGCTATAGATAAGAAAAACCAATATAAACCTATAGAAGTTACTTGGAACCAAATACCAGGTAGAGATGAGAAATGGAAAAGTGAAACTATTAGCAATACTAGCGAAGATCAATTTAGACAAGAGTTTGAATGTGAGTTTATAGGATCTATGAATACATTAATTAGTCCTTCTAAATTAAGGGCTATGAGATTTAAATATCCTGTAAGAAAAGTTGGAAATCTTACAATTTATGAAGAACCACAAAAAGATAGAGTTTATGTAATGACAGTTGATACTGCAAGAGGAGTTGGTTTAGATTATAGTGCATTTTTAGTATTTGATGTAACTAAATTTCCTTATAAAGTTGTTGCTACTTTTAGAGATAAAAATATAAGTCCAATGTTATATCCAACAACTATTCATAATGTTGGAATGTCATATAATGAAGCATTTATTTTAGTTGAGACAAACGATATAGGTCAACAAGTTGTTGATATATTACATAATGATTTAACTTATGAAAACTTAATGGTTACAGTCCATAAAGGTAGAGCTGGACAACAAGTAAGTGGTGGTTTTGGAGGTCAAAAGAGAACTATAGGTGTAAAAACAACTAAACAAGTTAAAAGAATTGGTTGTAGTAATTTAAAAGATTTAATTGAGAATGATAAGATAATTATTGAAGATTTTGATCTTATAAGTGAGTTAAGTGGCTTTGTTGGAAGAGGAAGTAGCTATGAGGCAGAAGAAGGTATGCATGATGATTTAGTAATGTGTACTGTATTGTTTAGTTGGATAGTTAGACAAGATTATTTTAAAGAAATAACTGATACTGATATTAGAGAAAAACTATATAATGAGAAGATGAAATTGATTGAGGATCAAATGTTACCATTTGGTTTTATTGATGACGGTTCAAAAGAAGATCCAGGTGAGCCAGATTTGTTTACAAATGAGAGTGATAGGTGGGTAAACATCAAAACTGACAAATTCATATAAAAAACAAAAATTATAAATAATTGATAAATCGTAAGATAAAATAGTATAACCTAGGAGAATTAAATGGCATTTCAAGTATCACCAGGTGTTAATGTATCTGAAATAGATCTTACAACTGTTATTCCTGCTGTCTCGACAACGGAAGCTGGTTTTGTAGGTCATTTTAGATGGGGACCAGTAGAAGAAAGAGTTTTAGTTACGTCTGAAGATGAGGTAGTAGAGAATTTTCAAAAACCATTAACGTCTAATACACAAGTAGATTTCGCAACAGCTGGAAACTTTCTAGCTTATGGTAACCAATTATTTTTAGTTAGAGTAGTGAATAGAGCTTCAGGAGCTACTCATGCTCAAAACTCTATTGCAAACGCTGCAAATACTCAAACAACTTTTGTAAAAAGTTTAGATGATTATGAAGAAAATTATTCAACTGGAATATCTGGAGTTGGTAATTTTATAGGAAGATTCCCTGGTGTTTTAGGAAATAGTTTAAAAGTTAGTGTTTGTGGTAGTGCTAATGCATTTACTTCGACATTATCAGGTAACGTAACAGCTACAAATGGATCTAAAACAGTTACTGGTGTTGCAACAGGAGCTAATGGTGCTGGTGTATCAGCAACTGCATTTAGTTCTGAAATAAGAGCAGGTGATATTTTAGTTCTAGGTCCAGATCAAGAATTAAGAAGAGTTGCTTCAGTTAGTAACAATAGTGTATTAACATTAGAAGAAAAATATACAGGAAATACA